CAGAGGTGTAAGAATAGCCACCCACGGTGTTATATTTTTGTACATTGACAGCCGTGAAACCTTCCAGGGTTGCTTTTGCCTCATCACGGCGGCGTTGGACTGTTATTAAACTTTTGTGCATAAAATCTCCTATCAATCAATATGGATACATTATGGGGCATCCGTGCCGAATTGTCAAGGACTATTTTTGTTGTATTTTTGACAACATGGCTGCTGGACCGCTCAGGACCTAGTGGCTATGCGGTCCGACGGGAGGCTAGGAAGGGCTGTAGGAGGTTTTCTGGTAGTGGTCCATATGGAGATATCAGCCAAAAAAAGAGCCTCCTATGCGGAGGCTCTGGAAATTATCAAAAAAATAATTGTTGGATTATTAATACCAGGTACGGTGGCTTTCGGCAATATGCTCCATGCCATCATATTCATCCTTAGGAACGGTTGCATATGTCCAAAGGTCAAATCTATCCTTGAATGGATATACTTTGATGCCTTTCAATCCATAGTAACGCAGGGTTGCTTCATGCGATAAGCCGAAGCCACCATAACAGGTATTGATTACTACTTTCATTTTTACTCCTATCCAAAAATAGCCTGGTTCATTTCATACACTTTCATTTCCTTTTCCGTGTATGATACGGCATGCCATTCACCGTCAGGTGTCTGGGTACGGACAATATCAAAGGAATAGATAGAACCCATTTCAGTAAAAAAGCCTTCAACCTCTGCAAAGCGGGTGACAGCCTTTTTATTATCCATCATGGTACCATACCATCCATTACGGAGTTGGAAACGCATACCTTTTTTAATTTCAGCGGTTTTCATATAATCTCCTAGGTCAATGTAAGTACATTATAAATGTGGTGGATTGAATTGTCAAGCAATTTTTTGATGTGGTATTATAAATAAGAATGTCCGTCACGGTACTGGTAATACCCACGGACTCTAGTATCTTATAACTTAAGACAGGAGACACCAGCATGGATATATATTCCATCTATAAAGTCACAAACAAAATCAATGGTAAGGTTTACATAGGTTTTGATTCAAAATGGCCTAGTCGTAAAAACGAACATATGCGCCAAACAAAATACTTAGGTCGTGCTTTCAATAACGCATTAAAAAAATATGGCTTTGATTCTTTTGATTGGGAAGTAATATATCAATCAAAAGACCGAGAGCATACACTAAACATAATGGAACCATTTTTCATTCAAGAATACAATTCATTCGGTTCTGGCTATAATATGACAAAAGGTGGCGAAGGTACATTCGGTTATAAAAGGCATGACCTAGCTGAACATAATAGAAGCCTCAAAGGTAAAAAGAAAAATCCACATATAGTTAAAATGAACCAGATGAAAATTCCATGTCCCCATTGCAATATCAAAAGTTCCTGGGGAAACTACAATAGATGGCATGGAGATAAATGTAAATTAGCCACATAGTGCAAACTCAGCCAATTGTTTCCAATTGCCATTTGGATTTGCCTTACGGATTTTGGTGCATTGTATAAGTGAACGTAGAGACAATTCACGAACACGGTCCTTAACATCATCAATAAGGTTAAGGGCATCAAGTTTCATAGCACGGGAAAACTCAGGCATAAACTCTGGTGCATCAATCAGGTATCGCATACGGTCCACTTTTTGTTGCGTGGTCATTGATAGGTCAACGACCATAGAACGGCTGAGGATCGCTTGGTCAATCTGGCTGGATGATAGGTTACTGATAAAAACCACACGACCTTTGAATTCAAAGGATTGTGGTAAATCATCGTCACGGATATCGGCACGATAGGTGATGATACGGCGAGAATAAGAATCCAACGCAGCCTTCAATAAATTCAATGATACAGGATCACGCAGGATGGAATCTGTATCATCAAAGACCAGGACACCATTACGATTTTCGTATAATGCACGATACAAACCTTTTGCTGTGGAGTATCCACGAACCACACGGTAGGCACTTTTGCTAAGGGTCTCGCCAACT